TTGACCAAATGCAGGCCGGGATTCAAGCGAATCTCGCCCAAAATTTGGCTCAATACGGTCAGGTTACGAGTATGATAGCTGGTACAGCTACCAAGCTAGTGACCGCCGCTAAGCAACTGAAAAGGTTCAACTTTTTAGGAGCTTTCAACACCTTGACTGCTGGACGAAGCATTCCCCAAGGTTTCAATCCGAATAAGCTCTCCCGTACTAAATCTCTTGCCAGTAATTGGCTCGAGCTGCAGTACGGGTGGAAGCCTCTTCTGAGCGATATCGAGGGGACTTTGCAAGCGATTCCGACGTTAACAAACGTTGGGTCGTTCGTCCGGAGCGTTCGTAGTTCCGCTAGTGCATTGAAGGAATACTCGGTTGACTTCCCACCCGGGAACGCGCTTATAGGTTTTAGTAATTCAGGGAAAACTACCTTCCTGAATCAAACTAAGACCAAGTTCGTTGTCCGGTACCGGGAATCCAATCCGGGTCTTGCCTTTGCTGCACAAACGGGCTTCACAAACCCACTTAACCTCGCGTGGGAAATTCTCCCATTCTCCTTCGTAGCGGACTGGTTTCTACCGATTGGCCCCTACCTTGAATCGCTAACAGCGTTTCAGGGTTTGGAGTTCGTCAGTGGCGGCCGGACCAACTTTACGAGGGTTCGAATGGATTCTGCCATCAGTTACAATGGTGCTGTTTCAGGTGAACCGACCGTTCAGGTCAATTACCAAGCCGCATACCGTGAGCAACAGATATGGCTTAACCGGGTAGCTCTTACAGAGTTTCCTAGTTTGACCATTCCTTCTGTTAATCTACGCGGTCTGTCTGGCGGGGTAAGAGCCCAGAACGCAATCGCTCTTCTGACTCAGTTCTTTCGTAATAGAGGTTGATGGTTTCCAATCTTTAGAAAGGAAGTACTCACATGTCCGCTATTGCGGCAGTGAAACTGAGCGGCATTCTCGACCATTCGCTTGCTCGTCTTACGACGAGTGCGACGGTCGGTGTCGACTCTACTCTGAGCCCCCAAGGGATTTCCCCTCTGGGTGTCGCGGAGTGGCATGACCGTAGCGGTGGTATTGCTATCGGTTATCCGCGCCTGACGATGTCGGTACGTCCGCCTACTAAGGCGAGCCGTATCTTCAAAGTTCAGGCGAAACTCGAGCTCCCGACTCTCGAGCAGACGTCCGCCTCGACGATGACCGGTATTCAGCCGGCGCCGACGTTGGCGTACAAGTGCGCGAGTATCATGGAGTTCTTCCTGCCGGAGAGAAGCACCCTGCTGGAGCGTCAAACGCTCTTTAGCCGGACTGCTAGCCTCTTCGCTCGAACCGTGAACGCCTCTGACGGTACCCCCACTGATTCAACGGGGTCGCCGCTGGAAAGCGCTGTCACGACGTTCGAAACCGTTTACTAATTAAAACCTAGTAGACGATCGCAGGCTGAACTCTAGGAGCTTACCATGTCTTCTAAGAAGCACGGTGGTCGATTCCATAAAGGAATCGCGAGTTACCGCGTTCCCGAGGGTTTGGAATCCTCGGTTATCTCTGAGTACTTGTCAGCTCTTGATTGTCCTCGGGCGCTAACTGTTTTCTTGCTTCATAGCAATATGGAGCACGAGCAGCTAGCAAAACTCGAGTTCAATCCTAAGGACTACAATTCACTCGTAGACCTTAGATCTGCTTACTGCGCTACCAAGTTCTTGTCGAAGTTTAAGGGGTTAACCCTAGACTACGATTTGGACGAAGTAGCGTTGAAGAAGTTCGATGAGTTTGAACTTCTTTGCAAGCAGACGAATCGTCGTTTTAGGGACTTATCTGCCGACCCCTTATTCAAGGGCCGTGCCGTTTGGCTGCATAACGCAGTCATTCGTAAAATAGATAAGATCCTTGGCGACTTTTCGGCTGATGAGTTCTTCGAGATGCCTAACTGGGGTCCTGGTGCCTCTACGTTGATAAAACGTAGGGAAGCCAGTCCAGTCAAGAAGTTCCGGTGTGAAACCGGGATCACGCGTGATCTGTACAGCCTTATTCCCTGGGAAACCCTGGAGGTTTGTTATCCTCTTTGGGCGTACCAGCTTGTCGATTCGGGATTTCCGAATTTTCAAGTTGGGAATAAGGTGATCACTGTACCGAAGGATGCGTCAACCAATCGAGTTATCGCCGTCGAGCCTGGGATCAATATATGGTTCCAGAAATCGGTTGGCGACATGATTGGTAAGCGCCTCCGCCGGTATGGGGTCGACTTACGCTATCAGGAGAG